TTAGATTTACAAAAGTACTTACAAAATATTCTACTGAGTATAACAATTTACTTTTTATACAGAAATTATGTTATAAATTAGGAATGAATAAAAACGATTTGTTTGGGTTTTTTACTTATTTAAACAATAACAATGATGATAATACTATTTCACACTTACTTGAAAACTACGAAATTGTTAAATTGGATATTAATCGTATTTATAAATATATAGAAAAATATATTACAGAAAACGCAGGAGGAACTATTGACAAAGAACTTGAAGAGTTTGATTGTGATATTGAAATAGATGAATAATACGTTTACACCATTTACTAAAATTCAAAATCATAATTTGTCATAAGACCACCAGACATAATATTTGTAGGTTTTACACTATTATCATATAGCAAACCTATTTTTGTATGTATGTTTATATTGTTATTTTCTAGTATATTAAGCAACCTTTTATTTTCAAAATTTTTTTGTATTTTGTAAATTATTATATTTTGTTTATCTTCATTTTCTATATATCTATAATCAAACCCGCTATATTTATTAGTATTATTTATAACTTTATCATATAAAGTATTTGACTTTTCTAAAAACAAGTTATTTTTTTGTATATAATTTATAAAACACAGAAGTAAAAATTTCATATATAATAACATATAAAATTTTTATATTTTTTTAATTAACAACAATTGAAGCTTGTTTACTTTTCAATATGTCTTCCTTGGTTGATTCGCGCAATCTATCATTTCGTTTTTCTGTCCATCTTTCTATCAAAGAAGGACTAACAACAGAATTCATATGTGACATATATTGTTGGGGCGAATCATAAAATAATGTACTCGAACCATTTTTACTTCTACATTCGCCTGTCGCCATTATAACAGTAAAAAACAAGTCTTCGTCCGACGAACCTACCTTATGGGAATAGTATTGTCCCGACGCAGCATTTCTAATATTTGCCCCTATTCCACTAGATGTATATACTTCTATCTTAGAGCGTTTTAGACTCCCATCCGAACGAGGAATCATTCTCCATAATTTGTTGTATCCTACGTCCATTTTTTTTGCATCATCAATTATGTTTTTTCCTGTTGAATTAGTTTCATAATCATTTTGATATGCAGGGTTAAATGTATCTATATAATCCATCCTTATTTTATTATAATATATTTAAGGGAGTTATCTTTAAATATATTTAAAATATTAATTTTATTGTTATTTTATACACTTCATACATTTATTTGTTTTCAATCAATGGCGCTACTTGTTTCTCTGAGATTGTTATATCTATAGTTTTTTGTTGTATTTTTTCACTAATTAGCTGTTTGATTTTATTTTCCAAATAATTAACCTGGTTTTTTAATTGAGTATTTTCCATTAATAATTGCTCTATAACTTGTTTCTGCTGTTCAATATTATTTTCAATATGAGGTTGACCAGAATTATTTATCATAGAATGTATTCTATTTAGGGTTTGCATATTTTGTACGTAGTCATTGTTCATTTTTTCCCTCGTAGCCTTAATCTCTTTTAACTGTTTTACAACATCCGGTTTATTTTCAGGTTTGCCAGGTTCATAAGCATTCAACAAATCTTCAATATCATTTATAAAAAATTTTAGTAATTCTGGTTCTTTTACAAAATCGGTTGGTGTCAAATGTGTTTCATTTATATTTGGATTAGGACCTTGAGTTAACAACTCTTTTTTATCAAAAGAATTATGATTATGTGAAAATACTAATATTGTTTTCATAGGATCTAATTGCGCAAAAGGGATCGTATAATCTTTCAGGAAATTTTTTTCTTCTGCAACAGAAGATTTTTCATCAAATTTAGTTCGTGATAATAATTCACGTTTAAAAGCAAAAGTGGCTGCAGTTGCATGATTCGGACCATATGGACCAAATTGAAGCATCTTATTGATATGCTTAAAATAAATAAACATTTTACTAGAACCTGCGCATAACGCCTTCGGGTTTTGTTGTAATGTTTCTACCGCGTGACTGATTCTTTCTGGAGGATAATAATCATCATCATCAATAAAAATAATAATATCACCACTTGACTTTTGATTTAATATATTCCTTTTCTTTCCTAATGTCATTTTTTCATCATATTTCAAATATTTAACTTGTGGAATATGAGATACTAATTCACCAATTTTATCTGTACCATCATCCAATATTAACCACTCAATTTTATCCTTAGGGTATGTTTGGTGTTCAAAACATTTAATCATACTTGGAATAAATGGTCTTCTATTAAATGTAGGTGTGCATAAACTTACAAGTGGATACTTTGATTTTTTTTTATCTTTTTTGTTTCCCATTTCATTAATAAATGGTGTTTTTTTAAGTTTTAATTAAGAAATACTTTTACCTAACTTTTTTAATTCACTTGTTATATTACCGCCTTTTTGTCCAAATAATAAATTATACAATAACCCGTGCTTTGGCTTTAGCGTTCCTGTGTAGGCACAAGTTTTTTTTGCTTGATTATAACTAACTATTGGCGTTAAATTATCTTTATTTATTGGATTAAATATATCAATCGATATTATTCCAAAATATATTAGAGCCAATGTTATTATAGAAAATATACCAGGTATATTTCCTAACTTAGTAAATGCACTTACTATAACCAAAAAACTGAAAATAGACATAATAGGTAGTTTATAATATTTAAATATATCTTGTATTATTGTTCCAGCATTTATACTTTTATTATTCATTGAAGCTGTATACGTTATTAATGACACTATACACCAAGAGAGTGTAAGGAATGCTATTACTGAAAAAAATGGAAATACTATGAAAAATACAATAACAAATAATAATACTAAGCATAATGCTATCCAATAATTTACCGGTTCTAGGAAAGTGACGTATTCCCATTTTGGTTTAGAATCGACATTAAGTGAATCATTTACATTTTTCTTAAAAAACCAACCCATATTTACAAACCATAAGTAAATTAGGTATAAATGGTCGAATAAAAAAATAAATATAGTTATAATGCTAACCATAATAGGCCCAAGGAAAACTAATAATACTTCAGGTAACCCATTTAACATATTTAAAATTGTACTTAACGATGAGTAGTTAAATTGAATAACTGATTCTATAATAGAAATGAAATAATTAGCTAAAAAATGCGAGTTTGGTTCGTTTTTATATTCACGAAACATATCTAGGATTTTATTAGACAAATTGTAATCATCTGTAGGAAACTTTATTTTCATAGATAATTGAGGATCTGAAAATGTTGTAAATATATTCGTTTGAATCGGTTGAATATTTGGTTTTGCTTCATTATATGGATAACATTGTGAATCTGTTGGTAAAATATTCGATTGCGCTAATTTACACGCATACAAAACAATACCACTTGATGAATAATATACTATAATAATTATAAACAATACTATTACAGTCAATACAAAACTACCAATATTAGACATATAATTCTCAGTATTGGTGTTCAATATGTCTTTTTTTTTATCTATAACACTGGCTTCATTTGATTCTGTCATTACTTATATTAAAATAATATTAAAAAATATTATTTTATTTATTTACTAAAAAGCTAATAATATATATTTTATATGAAATTATATTATAACAAATTATATTATATGTCATTATTTTCAAAAAAATATATTACATTATTATTTGTATTATTATGTATTTTATTATTAGTTATTATATTCAAGTGGATTCATTTTTTTATTAAAAATGATTTTATTTCAGAATGTTTTACAAATAATGATAATGATAATAATAATGATAATAATTTTATAAGGGGGGCAAATGAATCTGGTAAATTAACAATGGGATTAACACCTCAATATTCATCTTTAACAAGTGGGTATGGAACAGACGCGACAACAATTACAAAAGACGTGTATTCTAAACCTGCAACACCTAATTTTGGTGTAAATACGTGGATTACAAAATTTAATGAATACCAAGGTTTATTTGATCAAAGATACAAACCTTATAATGTAAGATATATGCCTAATTACAAAAGTAAATTTACTCTCACTGGAGAATTTATGGAAGATGGTCCATTTCCATCTAACTTTTAACTTTTCTATCTAAGTTGCATACATTAGACCTGCATTCCCACCAACAAAGGTTACGATATTAATCCGCTCTTCCATTAAATACATATTATAATTAAAATCATAAATACGCCAAGAAGGTTTATTAACACCAACAATGTCTCCTGTTACAGGGTCGCAAATAGTTAATACTTGCGCAAAAGGGTCCAAAGGTGGCTGTATAGTTGTAAATTCCAACTGTACATTCGTAAATCTATTCATATTAATAGCACCTGATGGTTGTATCTCAGAAGGGTCAGTATTTAAGCAAAAGTTATAACAATATAACCCTTGAGGCGCGTCTCCTGCGGTTGATAAATATTTTTCAACAAAATCATATACACCAACAGGTAATACGTTCTCTCTGTATTGACCATCTAATAAAATTCCCATAGAAAGTAAAATGTATTGTATATTTTGCGGGTTATAATCCCCTGTTATAAAAAAATTGGTAATAGATTCATCAAAGTTTAACCCTGGACCATATTTATTACCGCTAAAATCTATCCCTCCATTTGCTGGATTTGCAGTAGGCGCTTGTTCAACATTAGTAGGTAAATAGTCATAAGGCCAGTTTGTATAATTAGACCATTCATTCCGCAAATTAACATCACTTCTTTGAAAATAAAACATCCAACTAGTAACCATACCCAAAGAATCTAAATTTACCCTGTTATTACCTGTAACGTTATAATAGGGTTTTTCATAAACCTGTTTTATTAAATATTTTTGCTCATTTCTTGCAAATATATCTGCCTCGTCATTTGATAAAAAACAATAAGTACAATTCAAATTAATGTCGGCGTTCCATATTGTTCTTGTATCTTTATATGCAGTGGGTCCTAAAGAAATATCTGATGGAGGGGTTTGAAGAAATCTATAAAATTGCATATAATATTGGTTAAAATTCGGCGCAACTAATGGAAAATCGTTTACCCGATCCATAACGTCACGAATTGTGAACCATTCTGAAATTGGCCTAAATGTTACACTTATTTGCAGCTCATTATATTGAAGTGCAACTAATGGAAAAGCTTGATTAGAAGCCAACGTAAACCAAGCACCAATAGGTATATATAATGTTTTACTTAATATAGAAGGATGTGCGCCTCCTGCATTTGGTGTATAATAAGCATTTGGATATGTATTTACACGACCAAAATAATTACCTGGGTCATTTAACTCTTCAGTATGTCCTATCATAATATTTAATAATGATGATTTTTTTGCGTCTCTTAATGCACTTGCTAATAAATACTGACCTGAATACTTTTGAATCTGTTGATTACCACAATTAATTGTAATATTTTCAATTATTTGAAACCCCAAATTTTTTATCCATCTGAATTCATAAGGCGCCCATTGTGAATATTGGGTCTTTCCATTTTCATCCGTATATTTTTGAGGAGGCATAATAGGACTCCAAATAGTAGGCAATGTCAATGAAATGTAACAATCAATTAAGAGATCGGCATACCGTTTCACTTTAAAATTAAATGTTGACGATGAGGTTAAATTCAACGTTGGGGTTCCCTCAAAATCCAGACGAAAGTTTTGCTTTCCAAAATTTGTATATTTTTTATATGTTGATTTCCAAAATGTTTTACTAGGGTTACCATTTAAAATTACATTTTGTTGACCTTGACTAACAAGATTAAGTAAACCACCTGCCATATTAAGTATATAATATAGAAATTTTTTAATTATTTATTCCATCATAATATAATTTAATTTATTTTTCTAAAAATAATAGAAAACATAAAATATCATAAATAATAATAACAGAATAATCCAATATACAAAATAATTATCTAACTGAAATTAAAAATAATATAATATATTAGATATAAATG